CAACAGTATATGATTTGTCACCATTTTGTTTAGCATTTACTACTTTTTTAGTTTCCTCAGTAATGTTTTCTTTAAAGATAGCATGCCAATCAGGAGTAGTACCTTTAGTTACTAAACCTCCTATACCTTCAGTTATAATACCTCTGTTTTTAAGAATACGAACTGTATCCTCAAAAGTATTAACTGGAGTTACTAAATCAGGAAATATATGACGAGCTGATTTAAAAAATTGTTGTTTATTACCTTTACCTTCTTTAATCAGATTGTATTGTTCTTGTAATGTTTTATTCATGTTATTTAAATAATTTTATTATATCATCTAAAAGGGAAACAGCTAAATCTGTACCATAAATAGCTTTAAACTCAGGAGTTTCACGATAACTATTTATTGTTTCTTTCTTAGCTTCTTGAAGTAAAACGATAAGTTCTTTTAATTTACTTGATAATAAATCAAAATCACCTAAACGTCCTGCTATGTATTTTTTTATTTTATCATCATCTGTAGGTAAAGAAGATAGAAATGATTCTATATCAAATCCATTTTTTTCTTCCTCCCATAATTTTTTTACATCAATACCCTTAGCAGCTTTATTTAATTTCTTTGGGTTAACTGGCTTAAAACCTAGTTTGTAATAATATATATTCTTAGCACCCTTAGCGTTTTTATTCGGGTTAAAAGCCGCAGGAGTTGCATAGTTTTCACCAGCCCCAGCAGTAAAAGAAGCACCAGTACCTGTGGCGCTTTCTTCTGATAATTTTTTTAGTATTATTTCTCTAAGTCTACTCATTTTATTTTTTCTAGTTCTTCTACTAATTGATAATATTGTAAAAGATTAATTAAATGATCATCAGTAACCTTATTGTTTTTACCTAAACTAGGTAATATATTTATTACTTCATTTATCTTAATTTGAGTAGTTTTATCAGTTACTTGCTTATTTAAGTTAGATAAATGAGTTTTAATTTCATTTATTTTAGTGTTATAGAACTCTTTTAATTTAGGAGTACTATCAACACCATTAATAAACTCTTTAAGAACGTTCTTCTGATTATTATTCAGATTTCCATATTGGTCATTAAATTTCTCCAATAGTACTCGATAAGTTAAAATACGAACGTCTTTATCTTGAGATCTAAATTCTTCTAAAACATTTTCTTTTACTTCTTCTTTATTTTGAGTTTTAGAAGTTAAATATTCTAAAAGAGCAGTTTTGTTTTCTATAATCTGATCAGGATTAGATAAATTTTCACTATTATATACTTCTAACAGTGTGAATAGTGCTGCTTGAGCTTTATAATTAGATAATTTTGTCTTAAAAAATTCTTCTAAATTATAATGTTCTTTAATTTCTTTAATAAGATTATACTTTTGTCTTCTTAAAACAGAACGATTTAGATGTTTTGAACTCTCAATAAGAGTGTTAATCACCATATCAGCTTTAGCTTCACTAGTGTTTACATTTTTAAAAAAACTCTCGTATATCTTATATTCTTTTCCTAATTCAGTCTTGCTAAAGTATTTTTTTAAAATACTAGTAGCAGGTGATTCTGTACCTGATAGAGTATCAGCTGTAATTTGTCTTACAAGTAATTCAAAAAGAATACCAGTATTTTTATACTTTGAATGTTTGATAATCATTCTTGATTGTTATTTTGTCTATAAATATATATAAAAAAGTTATTCACGTATCTGAGATTCATCTAAAAGTGAAGAATCATCTTTTTTAAATACTAATTTTTTATCTAAAGATTCAAGTAATCTAGAATTTTTCTTAGCACTTTCCATAGCTAATGGCGATCCACCTTTATAGTTAGGTCTCATACTTGGACCCTCAGTATCATCTACTTTCATATCATGTTTACCTAATCTGTCTCTACCAAAAGCACTATCTTGAGTATTGATGTTTGATGCTTTTTCTTCTGGTCTACCTAAAGCAGCATCTTTATCATATCCATCAGGAACACCCATCCCATTTCTTCCTGAACCATATAATGTAGCTAAATCATGAGGTGTACCATATGATTTACCTGATTCAAGTGGATCATTACCTTCGTTTTCAATCTGTTTAAATCTGAAAGTACGTTTTTGATCTTCAGCTACTAATGCTCTGTATTCGTCAAATTGATCTTCACTTAAATGGAATATATTATCATAAATCCAATCCGTAGGTAGTATCTTAGTTTCCATAATACTACGAGCTAGATCTACTTTTTCTTTCATTAAAGCTACTCTTTCTTGATCATAAATGATAGAAGGTGTAGTTAAAGACAATTCAAAGTTAGTTAAATTTTCATTTCTATAACCTTGAGTATATAAGTGAACTAAAGCTATTTTATATAATTCTGATAAAACAATACGTTGTAGTCTATCAATTGTACGAGCAAAGCGAATATCTTCTGCTGCTAAAGTTGCTTTACCTGTTAAGTCTTTTTCATATCCCATGAACGCTTTAGGTACTTTTAAAGCAGCAAATAATTTATCTCTTAAATAAGTTACATCATCAATAGCTGTATATTCTAAACCTTTAGTAGGCTCAATTTTAGTAGTTGTATCATTACCTCTAACTGGGATATAAAAGTCTTCTAATGAGTTTTGTAAGTTATATTTTAGATTGTAATCTCCTGTTTGTGGATCCATAAATGGAGTTCTCTTCATTGTTGAGATAGTCTTCTGCATGAAGTTTTCTACCTCATTTGGTGGAATAGAACCTACATTAATATAGAAAATACGTTTTTCTGGGGCACGAACAATACGATGGATTAACATTGCATCTTCCATTAGTATGTATTGTTTAAATAATTTACGCGCTGGTTCTAGATAAGAACGACCATAAGGAAGATAATTAGTATCAGCTACTAATCTAAAGTGAGCCATTTCATAATTATCAAAATAAATTGTACCTGCTTGTTTTTCTTTAGTATAAGTTGAAGCCGCATTTACACCACCATATCCACCTGTCACACCTGAACTATAACCATCTGGGCTATATCTGTATCTTACTTCAGCTGGGCTTTTAGGATCAATACCTTCTTCTCTAGCTATGTGGTAAGCAGTATAAGGTATAACATTATATACACCAAATTTTTCAGCTATTTCTAGTTTTAAGAAAAAATCTCCGTATTTACACATTTGACGAATCCAACTCCATAAGTTAAATTCAATATTTAGTACATCATAGAATAAATTATAAAGGATTTTCTGTGTATCTTCATCACTACTTCTAATTTGAAGCACTTCTCCCATATCATTTTTTAAAGTACATTCATCAGCTATAATATCTAAAGCAGAAGCTACAATAGCATCTGTATCCATAGCATCATAATCTGAGTAGACTTGAGTACGTAAGTATCTCCAGTTTAGATTTAATTGTGAACCATATAATGATGTGGTATTACTTGAATAAACACGACTATATCTGTCTACTAAAGCATTTGTTTTAAATTCTCCTGTTGATTGGATACTATTAACGTCCATAACTCTTAACTGGTTACCACCAGCGTTTCTAATTATGACGTCTGTAGAGAATAATCTCTGTAATCTTGAAAATATGCCTGTATCAGCCATTTTATTATTTTAATTTATTATAAATATCACAGAAGCCAGCTCAAATCTTCGTTTCTTCCGTTTATATTTACACTGTAAGGATTTTGATTCATGTTAGGCATATATGCTCCATTAAATTGAGGGCGTACAGCCTGTATATTATTTAAAGCAGCTCGAGCTAAATCCATATTTTGAGACTTAAATTTTAAAGCGGTATCACGAACATACATCGCTGTCGCCATACTCATTACTAAATCATCATTATATCCGGATTGGGCTTCTGCTTTACCGTTTTTCCATATGAATACTCTCATTTCTTCAAGTAATCGTTTAGATTGTATTACTATACTTTTATCACCTACGTATTCTCTAAATTTATTAACAACAAGAGGTCTTGTTTTTAAAGACATTGTAAAACCTGGAACCATTTTTGATGGATCATCTGATCTATCTAAGTAGTTTTCTGCGGTTAATGCCT